CACCAGAGTTCATGAGCATTAATTTTAAATCTAATGCGCTCATAACTTGCCAGCCCTCACATGAAGCTCAGGGTGCTGATTTAGCTTTGCCCTGCGCTCTGAATCAGTAGACCTAAACCAATTAAACCCATCCTCGCGGAGCCACTTCTCTATAGTCATGGCAGGGATTCTTGCTTTGTGATAGAGCCCATCAGTCTTGTGGAAGTCACGAGGGGAGCTAGCAATCTGAATTTTATTTTGCTGAAGGACATACTCAACATCTGCGGTGCGACGAACATGTACTTTTCGATCCCGATCGTCATACCACACTTCCTCAGTAACACCAGAGGCGGGATCATACCTTTTAGGTTGGTGAAACTCAGTCATCACTTGGCTCCGGGGAATCCTTTTGCACTAACTTTGCCCTTGCGAGAGGGCTTCTTTGTAATCTTAGGGAATGGTTGTCCCTTTACAAATCCTGGTTTTGTTGACTTGCTCATAATAACCTCCAAAAAGGGGGTGGCGAACCACCCCAAGCGCCGATAATTATGCAGTTGTTAGGCCATCGATCAAAATATGAGCACGAGGGTTGCCGATTTCAAGAGTGAATTCCCAAGTGATCTCCTTGCGATAAGAGTCGCCATTCTTAGCAAGATCATAAGAGTGGATAGCTCTGAGATCAGCAGTTTTGGCATACTCACCATCAATAAGGAATACTGCATCCTGAAGGCAGAAACGATCAGGAGTGACAGTAACAGTATGGTAGTCACCATCATAAACATCAATGGAGTTTACCAAGCGCTTATCATCAGTGCTAGTATAACGAGTGCCAACTCCAGAGAAGCTAGAGATAACGCCACGCTGATGAGAGCCACACAGAGCGATGATGTTCTCATTGCCACCGGACTGATTCCACAGCTGCTCTAGCGCAGGCTTAAACTTGGCATCTTCATCAAGAGCTTCAGGAGTTCCCTGACTATATCCAGTTACATCGCCGTTTCCAGCAGGAGGAGTGCTATCAGCAGCACCGAAGTAGCTCTTACCAGCAAGGTCGCCTTCTCCAACATAGTTATCCATGTAGGAAAGGAAGCTACCAAACTTACGCTCAAGTACATCACTGCCTGCAACTTTGCCAGTGTTGCGACCAAAGATATTGAACTCAGCATCGCGTTTAAGCGCTTTCATACGGCGACCGACTTGATAAGCCATTTCAGACTTGACGCCACCACCCTTGAGAACCTTCTCTTGGGTGCCAGTGACAACAGCCCACTTCTTGAGAATCTGGGTGTAGTTTGCCAAACGAATACGAGAAGCTGCCTTGACTGGCTCAGCATCTGCACCTTCAATATTTATATTCTCAGCTGCATCCTCTAGAGAATCAGTCAGCCAATCATGAGAAATCGCTGTGGCTTTGGTCTTCCCGAGGGCTGTGATTCCCGGAGTCTCAGTAGGGGAAATATCCCACATAATATCCGTCAAATCCTCGCGGTTACCACCAGTCGCGATTTCCTCACTATATGCGCTATGCGCACCTTCAGCTTGTGCCATTTTAAATCTCCTTACATGCGATCAATTAAGACTTTAGTTAGCGCCTCTTGCGATCCTGTTCTTCGCAACTCAGCACGCCTTTCTTTAGCTGCTTTTGATGCTTGGCTTGAACCTTTCCTTGAGCCTGACTTTTGAAACTTTGGCACAGATTTCTTTGTTTTAGCCTCCACATTCTTTTTCGCGCTTTTGTAAGACTTTGCATCCATCATCATCCTTACGATACGACTATCATAGATCCCATCAATTTCTTGATTCGTGAACCCATATTCATCAAGTGCAAAGTCTCTTGCACTGGATAGCTCGCCTTCCATAACCTTTGGATCAACCCACTGAGGATAAGCAGACAATAGCTTATTAGCTTGCTCTTGCTTAAACTCATTGAATTTCCGCTGGACTACTTCATCGCCTTTCTGACGGGCTTGGTCTCTCTCTTGCTTAAGCGCATCCTGTAAAGACTTCAACTCCTGTGCTTGCTCTAAAAATGCCTGACGCTGCACCGCAAATTGGGTAGGATCTTGAGCACGAAGGGCTTCCCAATCGATATTGTTGAACTCCCCAAGTAGCTTTTTCTCCATCGTTGAGGTGACTTCATCAGCTTGATTTAGCTTAGCTTCAAACTGCTCTTGGAATTGAATATAGTCATCATCAAATTTCTTCTGTGACTCAGAAAGCTTCACAGACTTGTTGTTGATGTGCTTTTCCAATTGGTAGCTTTTAACTAAGTCTTTAAAAGGCACCTTGTACTCTTCATCACCAACTTTAGCATTGAAGAAGATTTCTCCGGTTTCTTCATCATATCCAACTTGATCAGGCGATACGCCTAATTGCTGGTAGATAGATTCCTCTTCATCTTCCTCAACCTGCTCACTAGCAACCTCATCTTCATCTTCGCTGTTGAGCTCCTGGGGTATCTCTTCAGAATCCACTTGTTGCTCATGTTCGGAATCGTCGGGCACTGCTTCGAGCTTCACCTTATCCGCGGTGGGCTGTGGATAAAGCGCTTCTTCAATACGTGACTCTACATCCATTTGTGGTTGGGTAGCTTCATCAGGCATTAGAATTTTCCTCTTCAGATAGTTTAACATCGGCGAATTTGCCGGTAGTTATTACCGTCTCAAGCTCTTGCTTGAGAAGGCCAAGTGCATGATGCTGCAGTCTTAGCAGAACCATGCCCTCTTCATCTCTGATAGGGGCTGTTTTGAACTTCATATAGAGGCGTTCCTCTATAGCATCAAAATAAGGCTCTAGGGATAATTGTAGCTCCCCAGCGCGCCTCCCTAGTTCCGAATCTCGATAGTAATCAGTCACTGCTAGTTGTCCTCTCTTTGGCTCTAGCATTGCATTCAGCTATTCTTTCTTTACTATCCATCTCTGCAAATTTAATCTTCTCGTTAGATCTAATTTTGTTCCTTTCTATATCAAGCTCTTCATCTGCCTGAACTACATCAGCAGTGGCTTTCGCTTGATCAAGCTCAATCTTCATGGCATCAAGCTGAGCTTCTAACTCAACGTTCTTCATAGTGGCTTGAGCTTTGCCCATCTCAGCATTAGAGATTTTGGCTTGCATCTCAAGCTGAGAGACTCTCATCTCTTCGTCTTTGGCAGCCATCTCCTCTTGCTGAGTATCTGCATCCTGCGCAAGTTGCTTGCCAGTAGGAGATTGAGGATCAGTAAAGAATGCATCAGGAGCCTTCAAGCCTGCAAGGTCGCAGAACTTAGACCATGACTTAAATAGGTTCTCAGGCTGTACTAGCGTCTGCCCAGGGTTTGATGCCATAATTCCCATCTGGCCTTCAATGACTGTCTGAACAGCCATAAGCTGTGCTTGAGTATTGCCAGACCCAGTGCCAATATGAGCAGTAGTATCAGTACGATTCTCCCAATTAGAAGGGTGAATCTCGCGCCACTGTCCTCGAAACTTAAAGTTCTGAACTGTGTCAAGATGATTCCTCGCTATATTGCGAATGAGATACATCTGAGGCCGAACGCCAGTTTCAGCAATAACTGCAATAATCAGACCTACAACAGCTTCTCTAGCTGTCATAAGTTGAGCAACACCCTCTGAACCGACCCGGTTCCCCAAATCCTGTATATTCAGAGGGCCCTCAGGATTGACGCCAACGCGCCCCGCTCTCACCTGATCAAGATACTCCATCATCTGATAGGCATCTTGACCTATAGATGGAGTCACAATAGGCTCAATAGCCCCTGGAGCTAGCTGACGAATGATGCCGCCTGGGCGTGAAACAAGCATATCATCCAGATTCACTTGCCCTTCAAGAACAGCCATGCGCTGGTTATTCTGGAGATACAAGTTATCAAAGATATTGCGCCACAAAGCAGTTTTCTGATCTTGAAGTTGTTTAAGCCTATCAAAGATAGACAAGCCAAAGAACTTGTGAGACATCAAGATAGCAGTATATGATGTAAAGGGGTGCTCCCTTACATCCATCTTCTCCATACGGAGTATATCAGTAGGATTGTCACCACCAGCAACCTCTATCTTCATGAACTCAGCGATGCCATCGCCATCGAGATCAATGTGCATGTAGCACTCAGCGATCTCATACATGAACATAGATGGGTCTGTAGTTGCGTCCCTATTTGGATACACGGTCTCATTCTGCATATAAAAACGATAATCTCTATCGTGATCATTGCCAGTGTAACCGTGATCTAGACCATCAACAACATCCTTTGGAATACCAGACTTAATTAAGTCGCTTGCAGTGCGAAGAACAACATGTGCTGTAAAGCGGGCATCTGCTGGATTAGGAGTGTTATGCTGCCTATTTATCCTGAACTCTTCAGGCGGTATTGGATCAACTCTTATTGTAGGAGTAGCATCAGTTATGCTAACCTTGATGTCATACATGAGTGGAGCTTCAGGCTCAGGGGGAGGCGGTGGGGGTTGCTGCCCTTGAGCCTGAAGCTGCACAACCATTTGCTGATATTGCATCATCTGCTGTTGATGCATCATCCGCATATGTTCAAACGCTTCATCATCAACTTCTTCAGACATTTGAAGAAGCTCAACTCGATCATCATTGAGGATGAAGTTCATCTCATCCTCGCCAATGCCCGTATATCGACGAATATTAACCTCTTCTATAGACTCATAGTACGTCTTAGTGATGCCATTCTTTTGCATCAAAGCGTCTTTTATGACTTGATGTAGAGTTATGAAGCCATGATTCTTCTTCATCAAGATGCTATAGACAAAAGCAGACTCTAATTCAGCCTGATTCTCATCTTCAGGGCCTGTAGCATCAAAAGTGACGATTTTATCAGTCTTTGCAATCTGCTCCATCACCTCAGGCATTATCCACTCAATAGCATCAGCTACATCAGTGGACGTGACAGTAGATCGACCCTCTACTTCGGTGCCATTCGGCTGTCCTAAGTAGTAAGCAAGAGCTTCTTTTCGATTAGAGTCTATAAACTCATTATCATTGCCACCAGCAGATTGACTCAGCTCTTCAGCAACGATCTGTAAAATCTCTAAATCATCCATCATAAACCCGGTGCAATGAGTTCGCCAAGAGTCTGAGCGCCCTTGTCGTTCCAACCTTGTTCATCCGCCCACTTAAGGATGGAACCTTGTATGTCTTCGAGCTTATCTGCGCCTTTCCCTGCTATTTCAATCCCTAAGTCTGGATTAGGGGAGCTTCTGCCGCTTACCCAGTCTAGAATATCTGCTAAGCCACCTACAGCGCCTGATGCTGCACCAGTAAGCACGCCACCAAATAGCTCATTGGCTAGCTTCTTCTCTCTCTGCTTGAGGAGCTTAGTCGCAGCAGGAGGCAGAGCAGCCCCAGCGGATGCCAAAGTGGCTA